GACCAAATCTTAATATAATGGATTCGGTGGTTTATTTCTATAACAAATTAAGACAGGATTCTAAAATACCTTACAATAGATTCTCATCACGATTTGGTGTGGGTTCTAACAACGTTTTTAAAACTGGAGCAGATGGTGCAGAGAGAGACGAAATTAGATTTGCTAAATTTATAACTAGACTTAGATCCATATTCCAAGAGATAATGGTAAAGCCTTTATGGATACAAATGTGTTTAGAATTTCCTGAACTAAAAAATGACTCGGAATTTAGGAGTCAAATTGGTGTCAAATTCGAAAGTGACAACATGTTTGGCGAATCTAGAGAAATTGAACAGCTAATCAAAAGGATCGATTTCATAACAGCAATGGGAGAAATAAAAGAAACAGTAAAAGAAGAAGAGGTACAATATTTCGACCAAGATTTTATGATTGAAAGATGGCTAGATTTGTCATATGAAGATATACAGCTAAACAAATCTTACGTTAAAAAAGCGGAAGAGGAAGCCAAAGCTGGAGCAACTGGAGCAGAAGCTGGAGCAACTGGAGCAGAAGCTGGAGCAGAAGCTGGAGCAACCGGAGCAGAAGGTGAAGCAGAGGCTGGAGGAGACATGGGGACAATTTAATTTTTTCGCGAAAACTTATTAATTTTATCTGGTATAATAATAAATCCTTTTTATTATTGCAAAGGGATTTCTATATTAGCTAAAATAGTATTGTATGAAAAAAGAGCTTGGTATTCTATTAGAGATAGAAAATGCCACTGGTAATGGGTCGCAAAAAATAAAACAGGATTTAATAAAAAACAACTACTCTAAAGAATTAGAATATCTTCTTAAAGTTGCTTTGGATCCTTTTCTAACAACTAAGTTACACAAACTTCCAATTCTGGACGATGCTCCGTATTTAGAAGATGGAGATTTATTCGAGAGATTTAAATCCCTTACAGAAAAACTTTTCTTAGCACCAGCAGCAAATGACAAATTAAGAGAAGAAGCATTTGAGATTGTTAATTGCTATAATCTTTCTGACGATGAGAAAAAAATACTAGGTAAGGTATTAACTAAAAGATTAAACATAGGTATAGGTGCTAAACTAATAAACAAAGCATTCAATAAGGAGATTATTCCAGATCCAAGTTTAATGTTAGCTCAGGATGACGAGGACGAAATAAAAAAGTGGGAAACCATAGTTTGTGAAGAGAAATATGACGGCGTTCGTGTTATCGCATACATGTCTGGGAATGAGATTAAATTTTATACCAGAGCTTTTAATGAAATACCAAACCAGTATTTAGAAAAAATAGCCAATGAGTGTTTAATTCTCATTAAAAATTCAGGGCTCAATGGTGATTGGTTTTTTGACGGCGAATTAACGGACTTAAACAGAAAAAGTGTTTCTGGAAAAGTCACACAAATGCTAAAAGGAAAACCTTTAGATTCTATAGGTGATGACCTTATCTACAATATATTCGATTTAGAAGACGCAGAAACACTTAAAAGGGGTAGGGGAATTATTCCTTTTGATGTTAGAAGAAGTACATTAGAGGGTGTTTTTATGACGTATAAGACATCTTCTCTTACCCTTGCAGATTCTTTCTTGACTTCAGAAAAAGAAGACATCTACGCTTACTATAACAAGATCGTTGCTCAAGGAGGAGAAGGCGTTATACTTAAAAATCCGGATCATGTTTATGAATGTAAAAGGTCTAAGAATTGGATTAAACTTAAAGAAGTAAATGACTGTGATTTAATTATTACTGGATGGTATCCAGGAGAGGGTAAAAGAGAGGGGTTTATTGGTGGCTTCTATTGCGAGGATTCATCTGGTACAGTTAAAGTAAAAGTAGGAGCAGGATTTACAGACCAAGATCTTAAAGATCTTAGCGAAAATCCAGATTCTCAAATAGGTAAAGTTTGTGCTATACAATACAACGTTATCATTAACGACAAGAACAATAATTGGTCTTTATTCTTACCAAGATTTATTGAGATAAGAAATGATAAGGATACAGCAGATGATATGAATGGATTGTGCAAATAGTTTTAATTTATTTAATACATGGGGACTAGAGTAACAAAATTTTTAAAAGGCGAATGCGAGATTCACGGAGAAACCAATTTCTATATCTATAAAGAAGAGGCGCATAAGTGTGTTGAGTGCACTAAGAAAAAATCTAAAGAGTGGAGATTGAAAAATCTCAAATACGTAAAACAATATTCAATTAAATACAACAAAAAAAATAAGGAAAAAATAAAATCTCTAAGGGATATTCGCAATGAAATAAGTAGGAGAAAAACAATAGAGAATCACGAAGATTTCTATAAAAAATTCGGCGACTATATCAATGATGTAGCATCTAGAATCCATCTAGAAAGCATACCCAGATCAATTAAGCACATTAAAGATCCCACGGAAGATAAAATATTTAATTTTCTTATCAAAGCAAAAAGAGCTCAGCTAAGATCATATCAGATTTTTAGAATATCCTCATATGTTAAATGGCAGCATCTTAAGTCACTAAATCTCCGATCCGCAACAGAAAAACAGAAATCTATTATAAGAGAGGAGTATAAAAGAAAAGCCAAAGAGATCGTTGATATAGAGATTGAAAAGATATTACAGAATTTTAATAAAAATAAATGATACAAGAATTATTAACAGAAAAATTAAGACCGAAGGAACTAAAACATATGATCCTTCCACAAAGAATAAAGGGCTCGTTTGAAAGTGGCCTTCAACAAAATGTTCTATTAGCTGGCTCTCCTGGATCGGGTAAAACTAGTATGGCTAAAATTCTAATAAAGAATCATCCCTACATTTTTATAAATGTCTCTGATGAAAGTTCTGTCGAAACAATTAGAACCAAAGTACATGATTTTTGTTCTACCGTTTCTATACTAGACGGGGAGAATCAAATTAAGATTGTAGTATTAGATGAGTTCGACGGCGCATCAGATCAGTTCTACAAAGCTTTAAGAGGCACAATAGAGAAATATGCTAGAACAACAAGATTTGTTGCTACATGTAACTATTTAAGCAAAATCCCAGATGCTATTAGATCAAGATTTGAAGTTTATGATTTTGATCCTATGAGTAAGGAAGAGGAGAGCGAAATAAAGAACCAATGGCAAGATCGTGTTTCTAAAATACTTAATCTGCTGGAAATAAATCACGACGACAGAAGTCTGGAGTTATTTACAAAGAAGTATTTTCCTGATATGAGATCTGCACTTAATACCATACAAAGATGGCAAATAGACGGAGTAAAGGACCTAACAGAAAGCAAAATAAACGAAATAACATTTGATCACGAGGAAGTTTTTAATATGATTCTATCTAAACCAGATCCAATTGGAAACTACCAATATGTAGTTGGACAATATTCAGGAAGAGTTGATGAGGTTATGGCATCTTTAAGCTCTGACTTTATTAAATGGATTGAAGAAAAGAATCCACATAAATTAAACCTAATACCCCCTATAGTTATTACTGTGGCAAGATATCAATCTCAAAGAAGTCAAGTAATAGATCCCATAGTTAGCCTATTAGCTTTAATATTTGAACTACAGCAGATGTTCAATAAATGACCAGTATACTAGACATTATCTAAGGTTTTAGATCATAATGCTTATTATAATATGCAAATAATAATATGAAAGGAAAAATCATAATAGTTGGACCAGGAGGATCAGGAAAAGATTTTTTAAGAAAGAAAATGGTAGGTAAGGGATTTTCTTATGGAGTATCTTTTACAAGTAGACCACCTAGAGTAGGCGAATCAGAATCTGTTGATTATTATTTTAGGTCCCTAGATTTTTTTGAAGCTAACTCCGATCTTTTTTTAGAACTACAGGAATTCAATGGATGGAAATATGGAATATCAAAAGAAGAGTTTAATGAGAAGGATCTTTTCATACTTAGTCCAGCAGGATTAAAAAGCTTGCCCGATGATCTTAGAAAAATTTCATTCGTGATTTATTTAAATCCTGATGAGAAAACCCGCATTAAAAGACTTGGAGAGAGAAATGACGCGGACAATGTGGAGAGAAGATTAATTGCAGACAAGAGGGATTTTTCTGGTTTTTTTGACTATGATATAATGATAACTAACGAAGATTTCTAATGACAACAGTTTGTATAGACGGGAACTATATTTTTCATAAGACCTTTGGTATATTCTCTGGATTTGGTTCTAAGAATCCAGGAGATGTTCTATCTTCAGAGGCTGAAAGAAATATGTTTGTAAGGAAAGTAATCACTGATCTGTGTTATGCTTTAAAGCAAATACCAGATGTAAAACAAGTGATATTTTGTAAAGATTCTAGATCTTGGAGAAAAGATTATAAAATAACAAGAAGTGTTTATAAGGAAAGCAGGGTTAAGGGAGAAGGCGTAGATTGGGGATCTTTCTTTAGACTTATGGACGAATTTTCGGAATATCTAGAATCGAACGGGTTTATTTATAGCTCATATCAAGGAGCTGAAGGTGATGACTTAATATGGGCATGGTGCGAGCACTTATCAGAAAAAGGTGAATCTGTAATAGTAATAAGCGGTGATAAAGATATGCACCAGCTTGTTAAATATAATGATGTTTCTTGGGTTGGCATATGGAATAGTAACTCAAAAAACAATAAACTAATAGTTTCTAAAAACTGGAAAGAAGAATCAGAAGGTGAGACAACAATATTTGATGTTAATCCAACTTCTGGCTCCAATTCATCAAAAATGGAAAAGCTACTATCCTCATGTACTTTAGAAAGGATTGACACGAAAGAATATATTTTTAAAAAGATCCTAATGGGAGATAAAAAAGACGATGTCCCTGGTGTTTTTCCATATCAAACTAAAAACGGAAAGAATTCTAATATAGCGGAGGGAAAGTCTAATAAGATCTGGGAATTATATTTAGAATCAGAGTGGAAAGATTTCGATATGGAGTATCTATGGGATAATCAAGATTTCCTTGGTTGGGTCGCAGGTTTATCCCTTAGATTGATTTCACAAACAGATAACACTGAAAATCGGGAAAGATTTAAGAAATTCTACGAGGAGAATGCTAGATTAGTTTGGCTAAACTCGAGAACTCTTCCTCGAAATATGGTAGAGGGTTTAAAAAATCATATTAATGATGTTTCATCAAAGGAGAGAATCACATTGAGTATCGATAAAAAAGAAATGATAGAAAAATCACCTTGGGCTAAAGAATCTACTCCTCCTAAAGG